GTACGATAAAGTCGATCGAGCCAAGAATCACATACAGTTTTTTAAACCCTCGTTGGGCTGGAGTTCCGGTCCCACCGCATTGAAACATGCCTGTGAACAGGATTTTAAAACCATATACATACTGGGCTTTGATTATCAAGGACATCCTAAGTCCAATAAAGGACAATTTGCATTTAATAATGTGTTCAAAGGCACTCGCAACTACAAACCCGTGGAATCAGATGCCACTTTTTATGGCAACTGGATGAATCAAACCAAGCGATGTTTAAACGATTATCCATCCATTCAGTTTATAAGAGTAGCACCCCACAACGGATTTCGTCCCCACGATTTAAATTTTGCTCCAAACTTTAAAACCCTAGATATTGAAGAGTTTTTGGAGCTATATAATTTACAAATCAAAATATAGCGTAATACTGTCATATAAAGACAGTTTTAGCCGCTTTTGGCACCTGTTTCGCCGCCTATATAGTAAATACCTACACTTATAAGTAATCTTAACGCATACACAAGGAGCACGTGCAACATGTCAAACAAATTTGAACAATTATTAGAATTGTTAATCAATGAAGAAAACGACAAAGCGGAATCTTTATTCCACGAGATCGTAGTAGAGAAGTCAAGAGACATCTACGAAGGATTAGCAGAAACAGAAGAGTCAAAAGACGAAACTGTTGAAGAAACAAAAGAAGAAGAAGTAAGCAAAGTTGTACCAGCAGGTTCTCACAAAATGCCTGACGGTACTATTATGAAAGACAAAGATCATAAGAAAGAAGCTAAAGAAGACGAAACTGTGGGTGAACAAGTTGAACTTGCAGATGAAGCTAAAGACGAAACTGTTGAAGAAGAGTCTATCGAAGAAGTAGGTGGAGATGCAACTGATGAATTGATCAAAGACATATCTGCTGAAGAAGAAGGCGAAGCTGATGTTGCCGATGCCGGCGAAGAAGAAGTTGCTGGTGACGAAGAAGGCGATGTAGAAGACAGAGTTGTTGATTTAGAAGATGCTTTAGACGAACTAAAAGCAGAATTTGAAAAAATGATGTCAGGTGATAAAGGTGAAGAAGAAATGATACCAGGTGAAGAAGAAGCAGAAGAAGCGGCTTTAGCACCAGTAGAAGCTCAAATGCCTTTCGAAGCTAAGGAAACTGTAAAAGAATACAAAATTCCTAAGTCTGCTGAAACTGCTGACGGAACTGCTAACAAAAAATCTCCAACAAGTGATAAAGGTGGAAAAGTAGCAAAAGCAGATGCTAAAAACATTGCTCAAGGTTCAGCTGACGAAAAAGGCGGAACAGTTGCAACTCCAGCTAAAATCATCGGTGATGTAGCAAACACAGGCGGTAAAGAAAAAGTGTCATTGAAACCGGCACCCAAAGCTGAAACTGCCGACAAAGCTGATAACAAAAAATCTCCAGTTGCGTAAGTAATTGGAATTTTAAGGAGAGAGTCGGATGTCATCATTGTACCTACGAGAACAACTAACGTTTGATCAAGCACGAGTGCAGGTTTTACATGAAGGTAAAGATGGAAAAGATCTTTACATGAAAGGTATCTGTATTCAAGGAGGCATTAAGAATGCCAATCAAAGAGTGTATCCGGTTTCGGAAATTGCGAAAGCAACTAAAACACTTAATGATCAGATCACGTCAGGTTATTCTGTACTAGGAGAAGTAGATCATCCAGACGATTTAAAAATTAATTTGGACAGAGTTTCACACATGATTACTGATATGTGGATGGACGGTCCAAATGGATACGGCAAAATGAAGATTTTGCCAACCCCCATGGGTCAACTTGTTTCAACTATGTTGGAATCGGGTGTGAAATTAGGCGTTAGCTCACGAGGAAGTGGAAACATTTCTGAATACGGCAACGGCGAAGTTTCAGACTTTGAAATCATCACAGTGGATATAGTGGCTCAACCTTCGGCACCTGGTGCTTACCCAACTGCAATATATGAACATCTTTTAAACACAAAAGGCGGACATAAAGCAATGGGTGCGGCGGCTGAAGTTAGAAATGACAAAAAAGCACAAAAAGCCCTCACTGAGGCACTAACCAACATAATCAAAGGACTAAAATAACATGTTCGACGCAATATCAAAACTAGTTGAGTCAGGCGTGATCGGAGAAGAAACTCAAAAATCTATCTCTGAAGCGTGGGATTCACAAGTTAAAGAAAACAGAGAAACAGTAGCGGCTGAACTTCGTGAAGAATTTGCTAAAAGATACGAGCACGACAAAGGTAACATGGTCGAGGCTATTGACAAGATGATGACTGATAAGTTGTCTGAAGAAATCAGCAAATTTGTCGAAGACAGAAAAGCACTGGCTGTAGAAAAAACTTCTTACAAAGAATCTGTAGGAACGCATTCTGCAAAATTAGAAGAGTTTGTATTAAGCAAACTTACTAATGAAGTTAAAGAACTACACGACGACAGAAAATCTGTGTCTGAAAACTTTGGAAAATTAGAGGAGTTCGTTGTAAACGCACTTGCTAAAGAAATCAAAGAATTCGCAGAAGACAAGAAATCTGTAATCGAAACCAAAGTAAAATTAGTGAAAGAAGCAAAAGTTCAATTGAAAAAATTGAAAGAATCTTTCATTAAGAAATCAGCTCAGGTTGTTGAATCGGCTGTCTCTAAAAAATTGACTCAAGAAATTGCTCAATTGAAAGAAGACATCACGTCAGCTAGAGAAGTTTCTTTTGGTAAACAAATTTTCGAAGCGTTTGCTTCAGAGTATCAAGCTTCTTACTTAAATGAGAAGTCTGAATCATCAAAACTTATGAAGGTTGTTGATGAAGCTACTTTGAAACTGCAAGGCGCTGAGAAATCCATCGAAGAGAACAGAGTGGTGATTGAATCCAAAGAGCGAGAAATTGCTCAGATCAAGGATTTGATGGAACGCAAAGAAACGATGGCAGAGTTGCTCAAACCTTTGAGCAAAGAAAAAGCAGATGTTATGAATCAGTTACTGGAATCAACAGAAACTGGCAAATTAAAATCTGCGTATGACAAGTATCTTCAAGCAGTGATGGAAGATGCTCCTGTAGCAAGAGCCAAGAAATTTATTTCTGAAGCTTCTGGCGACAAAGCAGGTGCTCCTCGATCAGAACGAGACGATGCTGAACTAAGCAATATCCGTGTATTAGCGGGCGTTGCTCAAAACTAACAACTAAACTAAGGGAATGAAACAAATGAGTGAATTATTTGAGTCAAAATGGAGCGAAACTAAATCAGCTCTAACTGAAGGTTTAGCGGGTAACAAGAAAAAGACTATGGACATCATCTTAGAAAACACTAAGAGATATTTGTCAGAGTCTGCTACTGCAGGTGCTACATCTGCTGGTAACGTTGCTACGTTAAACAGGGTTATCCTACCAGTAATTAGACGGGTTATGCCGACTGTTATTGCTAACGAAATCGTTGGTGTACAGCCGATGACTGGTCCTGTAGGACAAATCCACACACTAAGAATTAGATATGCTGATTCTTCTAGCGGAACTACGACAACAACTGCTGGTGAAGAAGCACTATCTCCATTCAAGATTGCGGAAGCATACTCTGGAGACAACAGTTCAACTAAAGCGGCGGCTACTGCGGCATTAGAAGGATCTGCTGGAAAAAGATTATCTATCCAAATCTTAAAACAAGCGGTTGAAGCTAAATCAAGAAAACTATCTGCAAGATGGACTTTTGAAGCGGCTCAAGACGCACAAGCACAACAAGGTATCGATGTTGAAGCGGAAATCATGGCGGCGTTAGCTCAAGAGATTACTGCTGAGATCGACCAAGAAGTTATCGGTTCATTACAATCATTAGCAACATCTAATGGTAACAATGAAACTTATGACCAATCTGGTGTATCTGGAACTGCAACTTTCGTAGGCGATGAGCATGCGGCACTTGCAATCTTGATCAACCGAGTTGCTAACGTAATCGCACAAAGAACAAGAAGAGGCGCTGGTAACTACGCTGTAGTTTCTCCACAAGCTCTAACTATTCTTCAATCTGCTACAACTTCAGCGTTCGCAAGATCAACTGAAGGAACTTTCGAAGCACCGTCAAACACTAAGTTTGTTGGAACTTTGAATGCGGCGATGAGAGTATATGTTAACGCTTATGCGGCTGACGACTCTAACGTACTTGTTGGTTACAAAGGTGCAAGTGAAGCAGACGCTCCGGCGTTCTATTGTCCTTACATTCCTTTGATGTCATCGGGTGTTGTACTTGATCCAGCTACTTTTGAACCAGTTGTTGGCTTCTTAACAAGATATGGCTATGTTGAATTAAACAACACTGCGTCATCTCTTGGTAACGCGGCTGACTACTTAGGTACAGTAGGAATCAGTAACGTATCATTTAAATAATCTTTAGATTATTTGAGATTAAAAAGGCGTCAGAATGGCGCCTTTTTTTTGACTAAAAAATCAAATACACTCGTTTAACGGCATTTTTTTCTTTGTCGTACGAATTGCATTCCAAATATGACATTTTAATAGTTGCAACTAACACCTAAATATTTCTAC